CCTAACTTCTTTGATGTAGTTCAAATAACAGGGGATGGAACAGCAGGTAGAAATATAAGCCATAGTCTAGGCGAAGCTCCGGGTATGATTATAGGTAAAAGAGCTGATGGTGATGGTGAACATTGGCACGTTTTCCATCGTAGCCTAGATGGAGGTAATCAACCTGCGACTCATGCATTAAGATTAAATGGAACTAATGCTGAAATGGATGAGAGTAGTTATTGGAATGACACTGAACCTACTAGCACACAGTTTACAGTTGGGAATAACCAAAACCACAATGGTGGTACTCATATTTTCTACTTATTTGCACACAATAATAACTCTATTAATTGTGGAAGCTACGCTGGTAACGGTTCTGCTACAGGACCAACGATTACTACAGGTTTTCAACCTCAATGGTTAATGATAAAAAGAGCAACTGGTGGTACTGGTAATTGGGATATATATGACAGTACAAGAGGTATACCAGATGGTGCAGGTGACTTACGTTTAGAAGCAAACACCACAGATGCTGAAAGTACTCCAGGTGTTGATAGAGTAAATGTAAGTTCTACTGGTTTTAGTATTGCTACAACAAATGCTGAACTTAACAGTAATGGAGATACATATGTCTATGTAGCTATAGCAGCAAGTGCAGCAGCTAGTTTAACATGGCCTACTTCAGTAAAATATCCGGGAGGTACTGCACCTAATAGCCCTACAGCAGGTAGCAAAGACTTATATACATTCGTGACGGTAGACGGTGGAACAACTTACTTAGGTAAGAAAGCAGCAGAGGGATTATCATAATGTCAATAGTTAATTCGATAATGGGTCAAGCTGCTAACCAATATGCAGCCCCTGTAAACGTAGAAAATTTATTTAGCATTGATCTGTGGACAGGGAATGCAGGTACACAAACCGTTACCAACGGGATTGACTTTACCAATAAAGGTGGTTTGTTGTGGTTTAAACAAAGAACGTCTGGTAGTAACGAGCATAACTGGTGGTTAGATACAGTAAGACCTGCTCAACACACACTAAGTTCCAACTTAACAAGTGCACAAATTAACCAAGTAGGTTATGCCCCTACACTTAGTTCAACTGGTTATAATATAATTAACTGGGCTTATTCTAATGATAATAATGAAGATTATGTAGGGTGGAGTTTTAGAAAACAACCTAAGTTTTTTGATATGGTTACATACAAAGGTAATGGCTCAATACAAGCTATACCTCATAATTTAGGATCAGTTCCTGGAATGATTATAACTAAACGCTACGATGATACTGCAGGTTGGGGTGTATATCATAGGGGTTTTGGTGCAACTGCTACTGGTACTCTAAATGGTAGTAATACGTGGAATACAGACACTTCCTTTTTTGGTGATACTGATCCAACTTCTACACACTTTACAGTTGGAGCTTCTGCCTACACAGGTCAAAACAATGAAGACTACATAGCCTATATATTCGCTCACAATGACGGTGACGGTGGCTTTGGTGCAACTAATGATCAGGACATTATCAAGTGCGACAGTTATACTGGTAATGCTTCTGGTACTGGCCCAGAGATTAACTTAGGTTTTGAACCTCAGTGGTTGCTAGTAAAAAATGCAAACAACGGTAGCGCTGATTGGTTACTATTTGATGTAATGAGAGGTTGGGGCATGGGTGATGCCGATATAATCCTAGAACCTAACACAACAAATGCAGATGCAGCTTCACAAAACTGGGTTGATATTACACCAACTGGTTTTAAAATTACAAATGCTAATGGTCAGATCAATGGCTCAGGTCAAAAGCACCTCTACATGGCAATCCGTAGAGGACCAATGGCTACGCCTACTGATGCGACTAAGGTTTTTGCTATTGATGGAGAAGTTGACACCTCACCAAGCCCTCCAACTTTTAACTCAGGGTGGCCTGTTGATTTTTGGATGGGCAGAAGAAATACCGCAGGTGTCGATACTTGGTATTTATATGATCGACTAAGAAAACATGACATTGCAGTAAGTTCAAACCTTACTGATGCAGAATTTACAGCAGGTGGGACATACAGCAGAAATGATAGAACCGATGGTATTGGTGATTTTGCTACGGTTTACTATGCAAATTCTCAAGCATGGATGTGGAGGCGTGCACCTGGTTATCTTGATGTAGTTGCTTACTCAGGTACAGGTAGCACGACAACTATAAGCCATAATCTTGGTGTAGTGCCTGAGATGATGTGGATAAAAAAACGTAGTGGAAGTAATAACTGGAAAACCTTTCACTCTAGTTTAGGTGCTACTAAATCAATGGAGCTAAATACAAACGTAGCAGCCGAAACAAATGGTAGTTCATTATGGAACTCAACAGCACCAACAGCGTCTGTATTTACATTAGGTTCAGCAGGTGATGTAAATAGTAGTTCACATACCTACATGGCCTACCTTTTTGCTACCTTAGCAGGTGTATCCAAGGTGGGTTCGTTTACGTTAGGAAGCAGTGGAAGTACTAACATAGACTGTGGCTTTTCGTCAGGCGCTAGATTTATTCTTGCGAAGAAAACAAGCGGAACTGGAGGATGGCTTGTATGGGATACTGCAAGAGGAATTGTAGCAGGTAATGACCCTTATTTACTCTTAAACAGCAATGCTGCTGCATCAGGAGGTTATGATTTTGTAGACCCATATAGTCAAGGTTTTACAATACCAGAGGCTTCATATTGGGGCGCTGGTGACTACATCTTCTACGCAATCGCATAATCAAACTCATATGAAAGGATCAATCTAATGGGTGAATACAGACATAGAACAACAGAAGTAGTAAAATCACAGGGGGCGTGGCGAGCGGATTATCCTAATACGTCATTTCCTGCTGTATGGTCAAAAGATACACTAGACTACCTACAGCTAGACCCAGTGTTTCCAAGCCCTGCAGCTACAACAACAGCGTATCAAATAAGTGTACGTGACGGTGTTGAGCAAGACAGCGATGGTAACTGGGTTGAGAAGTATGTAGCTCAGGATATGTTTGCTGATATTGAAGATGGTGAAACAAAGGCAGAGCAAGAGGCAGCTTATCAGGCTACCTTAGACACTGCCATTGCTGCTGATAATAGGGTTACTCGAAACAAACTACTAGCCGACACAGACTGGACTCAGATGAATGACAGTCCTCTTAGCAATGAAGATAAGACTGCATGGGCAACTTATCGACAAGAGTTAAGAGATGTATCTGACCTAGATGCTTGGCCTAACTTAGCCGACGAAGATTGGCCTACAGCACCTTGAGGAGATAACAATGGGTTTTAGATTAAGTCAAAGATCAATGGATAAACTAGAGGGTGTACACCCTGCTATGACTGGTGTAGTAGAAAGAGCTATACAAATTACAGATGTAGACTTTGGAGTTACGCAGGGTATAAGAACCTTAGATCAACAAAAGGCTAATGTAGCTTCTGGTAAATCACAAACAATGAAATCTAAACACCTGCTACAAGAGGACGGTTTTAGTCATGCAGTAGACGTTGTAGCTTATGTAGGTTCAGATGTATCTTGGGAACTAAACTTGTACGACAATATCTGTGATGCATTTAAGCAAGCTGCATACGAAGTGGGTTGTAGTATAAAGTGGGGCGCTGCTTGGTCTGAAGGTGACATTAGATCTTATCCAGGTTCTGCAGAAGATGCTATGATGGCATATGTAGATTTACGTAGATCACAGGGTCGTAGACCTTTTATTGATGCACCTCATTTTGAGCTAATGTAATGGAGATGTTAGAGTTCATAACACAGTGGTTAGCTGCACCTCTTGCGTTTGTTGTTTGGTTTCTATTTATGAAGTCAACAAAGAACGAGAGAGATATAGCTGTACTACAAGCACAATATGAATCTAACAGACTAGCCTACGACAGAGAGATGAAAGAGCTAAAAGAAACTGTCAAGGCAATCTTCAATAAACTAGACAATATAGAGCAAGCATTAAGGGATAAGTAATGGACCCAGTATCTTGCGTAGCCTTAGCGACAGGTGCGTATAAAACCCTTAAGGCTGCTATAAGCACAGGAAAAGATATTCAACAAATGTCTGGAACTTTGGCGCAATGGGGCAAAGCATTCTCTGACTTTAGTAATCTAGAAGAGAGAGAAAAGAACCCACCGTTCTGGAAGAAAACATTTAAGGGGTCTGATGAGGAGACTGCACTAGAAATCTTTGCTAATAAAAAGAAGATGGAACAGATGAGAACAGAGATTAAGGATCATATCTCATTTACATACGGACCTAGTGCATGGAAAGAGGTGCTACAGATCGAAGCTCAAATGCGTAAGAAAAGAAAGCAAGAACTCTATAGAAAGCAGGAGATGATAGACAACGCTATAAACTGGGCTATAGGTTTAACAATCTTTGCCACGGGGACAGCGGTGCTTCTTGGTTTATTCTATGTTATCGGTAGGGCTCAGGGTAGATGGTAATGTGGTTTTTAGTGTGGATGCAGTTTACAGTAAGTTCTGGTGAGTTCGAGTATTACCAAATAGGTACGTATGGATCAGAAGAAGATTGTCAGCAACAGATGGTAAAAGCTAAAGTAATGGTAACTAACAGTAATTCTGCGGTGCATTGCTTTGAAGTTGATAGAAACTAAGAATAAATACATAGTGTTAGATGATAACGGAAAAGTAGTTATAATAACAACGTATAAAAACATTGCGAGGAAATATCTGAATGGCACATACAATAGTTGACGATTGGAAAGTTATACCAAGGCTGATGATGTTGGCTGTAACAGTGTTAACTTATCAAGCCGTACATTGGTATATGGCTTTGCCCGATCCCACAATACAACAATCAGGTCTAGTATCTGTGTGTATGGGGGCTTTGACTGGTTGTTTTGGAATATGGATGGGTAAGGAGTCTAGAACTACTGTGACTCCTACAAGGGTGATACATGAAGAATCTTATAGCAAGTCTTCTGATAAGTAGTCTTTTAGTTGGTTGTAGTTCCATACCATCGTTTATTAACCCTTTCTCAAGTAAGGATGGGACTTCTGTAAATGCGAATGTTCTCGCAGGTAAAGAAAATACACAACAGTTGGTCGGGCAACAAAACCAACAAGATGCAGGTCGGGACATCGTTACAACAGAGATACGGAAAGAGGTCGAGGCAAAGTCGGTCGAAGAGATTAGAATCCTCAACACTAACATACCCCCTTGGGTTTTACTCCTGCTTCTGTTGGGATGGCTCTTGCCCACACC